TTAACGGATTGATTTCAGATGAAGAAATGGATAAACTACATGATAGTTGTGACTGCTACGTAAGCTTTTCAAAATCAGAGGGTGTGGGTATGGGTCCAGTTGAAGCAGCTTTGCGCAACAAACCAGTGATTATAACTAACTTTGGTGGAAGCCCTGAGTATGTAAAGACACCATATACGATTGAGTGTGAACTTCAAGAATTGGAGAAAGATGACTTTCTGTTTAAGAAAGGAATGGTCTGGGGTAAACCAAATCCGAACCAACTCTTGGAGTTCATGAGAGATGCATACGATAAGAAACTACGCTATATGAACCACGATCATACTAAGAAACTTGTTGGGAAAGAAAATATATTAGAGGAGTTCCTGTTGAATGTAGTTGGTGGCGAAGATAATAAGACCAACAAGGATGGCACCACTCATTAAAGAACCCTGCTGAGACATGATAGTCATAACAAGATCGTCAACGGGTCCGACACCGGTGGGCTTCTTAGCGATTTTGGGAACGATGACACCGATTGCGAGGTAAAGAGCCATTGCTATTATTACAGGTCTAAGAGTCTCCTGATCTAAATACATTGTTTATATTAGACAGTGATTTTAATTCCATCCAACTGGCTCAAGAGACTGTTTACATCCACTTTCTTCCCCATACCAATATCCGAAACTTTGTGTTTCCGGCAGTAGTTCCCCACGACAGCCTTGAACCTGCAAGGCTTTCCCGCCATTGTCGTAGCACAACAAATCTTTTGTTTTGTCCTTTGATCCGGTGCAACCTCCTTGGGTGGGGCATCAAGCAGAATAGAAGAGTTCTCCTTTCTCCTATTTTCAATCTTTTTGTATCGCATTTTCATTTTCCAAGTGGCATCAGCCAACTTGTAGCATTTTTCATTTGGCTCTCCGAGGCGGTACATTCTAGTCGCATCGGAGAGGCAGGAAGACCAAACGGTATCACGAATTATTTGCATTTTGTTAGTTGATTTTTAACATATTTGATAATCACTTAGGTGTTCTATGCCACTTCACCACCAATTTGAGCAAGATAAATGTCAACATCACCAGCAAAGTTTGGACATTCTTCAGATGTCTTCTTGGTTACCATATCCTGAACATTTGTGACGTGCTCTTTGAACTTCTTCACATCTATACCAGTGGCATTATGAATTTGAGATTCGTTGGCAATATCCTTAACAGCGTATAGATAAGCTGCCGCGTAATTTGCGTGAAGAACCGCAATGACCGGAGATTTGTCCTGTTGCGCCGCTGTGGCATATCGAGCGGACTGTCTAATCAATTTTTCAATCGACTTGTTCATACCACGAGTCTTGTTCTGCATCATCAGAAATAGCACGAAAATTGCGGCTATAAGATATAGATACATCTCTTAAGGTATCTAAAGAAAAATTATTACAATAAGTTATGACAGTAGATGAAGATCTGCATACAATAATGTCAACTGTTGATGATACAAGAGAACATATATCAGAAGGTCAATATTTAAGAACTTGTGAAGCTATAAGCCGTATACATGTAAAGTTGAAATCTCCAAAACTTCCACTTCCATCCTTTGATGTCAGACAATGTATCTATGTGTTTTCTTATGCTGTATCGGTGATAAAAATTATAGAAAAGGTGACAAAAATTGTTTCTAAATAATAACCTAAGTAAAGAAATGAAACGTTATAAAATTAACAAAGATGGAGAGCGTTCAAAAGCTCACCCACGTTGAACACGTCCTCAAGAGACCCGACTCCTATGTCGGTCCCGTGGACAAAACCCATGAGTCCTACTGGCTGCTGAATAACACGAACAAGAACTTTCAAAAGAAGAACATCTCTTATTCACCAGCTCTACTCAAGATCTTTGATGAAATTCTCGTCAACGCCATTGATCGTAACTCACTGCACCCAAAAAATGTTACCCAAATTGCTGTCTCTGTAGACAAAGAAACCGGTGAAGTTACTATCGAGAACAATGGACCTCTCGGAGGCATCAGTGTTCGTATGCATGAAAAGGAGGGTATCTGGAATCCCGAACTTGTATTTGGTCATCTCCTCACAAGTACAAACTACGATGATAACCAAAAGAGAATTGTTGGGGGACGTAATGGTTATGGAGCCAAGTTAACGAATATTTACTCATCGGAATTCTCTGTGGTCATCAAGGATGGTGAAGAAAAGAAGACCTATACCCAAAAGTGGTCCAACAATATGACCACGTGTCATCCTCCGAAGCTCACCAAGCACAGCGCTGCAACATCTTCAGTGTCTATAACTTTCACCCCGGATTGGAAACGTTTTGGAATGAAGGATATGGATATTAATATTTACAAGATTTTTGAGAAGCGTGTTTGGGATGCAAATATTTGCACAACCTCTAACTGCAAAGTCAAGTTCCAAGGTGAAGCCCTACCCAAGATCACATTTGAGGCTTATGCCAAGATGCATGAAGGAGTTACAGATCTATGTTCAGTTACCACTGATCGTTGGTCTGTCTGTGTAGGTCCATCCGAGAATGGACTTGAACAGGTGTCCTTTGTAAATGGTATATGCACCAATAAGGGTGGTACACACGTTGACCATGTGGCTTCTTACCTTGCCTCTGGTATCATTGACGAAATGGCTAAAAAGATTAAATTGAAGCCCCAACAAGTTAAGAATACCTTCAACATCTTTGTTCGGGCAACACTGGAGAATCCAACATTTTCCAGTCAAGTAAAGTCCGAGTGTACCTCTAAGGTGCAAGACTTTGGAAGTAAGTTTGCACCCAATAAAACCTTTGTCAAGAATGCTCTCAAGACTGGTATTCAAGATGAACTGTTGGCACTCTCAAAGTTCAAGGAAATGAAGGAGTTGTCTAAGACAGATGGTGGAGCCCGTAAATCAAAAATTACAGGTATCCCAAAGCTTGACGACGCTAATAAAGCTGGTACAAATCAATCAAAAAAGTGCACTCTCATTATAACAGAGGGTGACTCAGCAAAGACACTCGCTGTCGCCGGTCTCTCGGTTGTTGGTCGAGACCATTACGGTGTATTCCCGCTTCGTGGTAAGTGTAAAAATGTCAGAGATGCCTCTGTTGCCCAGTTAACTGGAAATCAAGAGTTTAACGATCTCAAGAAGATTCTTGGTTTGCAACAAGGAAGAGACTATAAGGATGTATCTGAACTCCGATATGGGCGATTGATGATAATGACTGACGCGGATAACGATGGTTCGCACATCAAAGGACTGATCCTTAATCAACTGCACTACTTCTGGCCGAGTCTCCTCAAATTGGGTTTCGTGGTATCTATGGTAACACCAATTATTAAGGCTACGAAGGCTTCCCAAACCAAGTCATTTTACACAGATTCTGCATTCAGAAACTGGTATGGAAATGGACAACAGGGATGGCGCATCAAGTACTACAAGGGTCTCGGTACTTCAACCTCTAAGGAGGCGCGTGAGTATTTCAAACAAATTGAGGATCTAACTGTCAAGTTCGAACATGACATCATGACTGATAAGTCTATTGTCTTGGCATTTGACAAAAAGAAGGCTGATGATCGCAAAATGTGGCTTCTTGAAAGTACCGCGAAAGATCCCACAGAACTTGAAGTTCCTTATGGTTATGTTAAGCAGTTGAACATCACTGACTTTGTTCATAAGGATCTCGTGAACTTCTCACTTGCAGACCTCAAGCGTTCCATCGCTCATGTAGCTGATGGTCTCAAGCCCTCCCAACGCAAGGTGATGTACTCTTGCTTCCAAAAGAATCTCAAAGATGAGATGAAGGTTGCACAACTGGCTGCATTTGTGGCTGAAAAAAGTTCATACCACCACGGTGAAGTATCCCTCGCAGATACTATCGTGAAGTTGGCAAATGATTACATGGGTTCAAACAATATCAATCTCCTTGAACCCTGTGGGCAGTTTGGTACGCGTCTCATGGGTGGTAAGGATGCGTCTCAAACGAGGTACATCTTTACGAAGCTGACTAAGCAGGCTCGGAAGATCTTTGATCCTCGTGATGATGCGATTCTAAACTATTTGGATGATGATGGACGGTCAATTGAACCAGACTTTTACATGCCAACGATCCCTATGGTTCTCGTAAATGGTTCAGAAGGTATTGGTACAGGTTTCAGTTGCTATATCCCACCATTCAACCCTAAGGATATCAAAGATAATATTGGAAGGATCTTGGATGGAAAACAAGTTGTACCCATGAGACCATGGTTCAGGGGCTTCAAGGGGAAAGTACACAAGGAGGATGATACATGGATGATGGAAGGTGTGTGGAATTGGAAAGGGATGAATATCGTGGTCACTGAATTACCACCAGGGCGTTGGACACAAGATTACAAGGAATACCTCGACAGCCTCGTTGAAAAGAAGTTGATTGGTGGATTTACGAATAATTCCACAACGGATGATGTTCATTTTGAAATTGAAGATTACACGGGAAAAGATCTCCTCAAGGATCTAAAATTGAGGAAGACGTTCCGTGTATCAAATATGCATCTTTTCCACCCCACGAGGGGAATCCACAAATACTCGAGCCCGGAAGAGATTCTCAAGGACTTTGTGGAACTGCGCGAAGATCACTATGTGAAGAGAAAGGCACACCTCATCAAGGTTCTTGAAACAAGGGCTACCATGTGTGGATACAAATCAAAGTTTGTCACTATGGTTATTGAAGGTGATATCGTGGTCTTCAAACGTAAGAAACAGGAATTGGAGGCAGAGTTGGCACAGACTTTCCCCAAAATTGGTGGTACTTATGACTATCTTCTCAACATCAAGACTGTGCAATACACAGAGGAATCTGTCAAGGATCTTCTCAAGGAGTCTAAACAGGCTAAGGAAGAACTTGAGGTGATGAAAAATACAAGTCACATTGAAATGTGGAAAATGGATATTAAAAATATGTAGACAATAGATAGGTATGGGTGAAGCTGCGAAAATTTCGCTCAAAGCTATCGGAAAGCAAGACACTCACTTGCTTTCCGATGATCCAGAAGAATCATTCTTTAATTATACCAATAATCGTGCTCACTCCGATTTTAGAAAATATCATAGGAGTCGTAATGTAATTCAACCTGGTAATGCAGCCCCGGGGTGGCCTTTTAATAAAACAATTAAAGTTGAATTTAATCCGCGAAATATGGGCGATCTATTGAGTAATATGTACTTGAGTGTAACAATGCCCGCTATAAGCGATGGAAACTACGCGGATCAATTGGGTAGACATCTTCTCAAAAGTGTAACAATGTATGTAGATGACATTGAGGTAGAGAAGATATATGATGACTGGGGTATTATATATGATGAGCTTTATTTAGAAATGTCTGAAAAAGTTGCAAATCGATTTCTTGTAAATAGAAACCTCGGCTTTGATGATGCACCGGACAATATTGCTGTAGCGAGGTATAGTTCAGATTTGGTTATTCCAATCCACTTCTTCTTTTCGAGGAAGTTTGCAAGTGATGAATATTCGTCAAATAGTCCTAATAGACCCTATTTCCCCGTGTGTTCAATTTATAAACAGAAAATAGAGTTTGAGTTTGAGTTCCATAAACAAGAGTTCTTTACAGAAACAACTGACGTTGTAACTCTACCTCAGTTTAATATAATCACTGAAGAAATAACTGTAAGTCCAGAAGAGAGAATCTTTCTGACGAGTAAGGACCAGACGTTTATAACAGATCTTGTACGTCGACACCCCGTGATTGTTAGCGATCTAAATAGAGACGTCATAAGGAATAACTTAGTTCCTAACATTCCTGTAAAGTGCATTCACTGGTTTTTAAGGAATACAATATTTGAAGATGAAAGTGATGCTATAGGTCCATACGGTGCATCTGTCGCTGGTCAACGTTTGTACCAAAATCGTTTCAATTTTTCTTCGTCCCTCGATTTTCAAGGTGAGAATACATTCTTTTATCCTCTTATGTCCGAAGCAAGTTTCAACATAAATGGAAATAAACTTCCAAATGTAACAAAAACAGATCACTCATATTTCAAATATCTCATTCCATTCCAAAAAAGATTGGCAAGACCAATTAGAAATGTATATACGTATAGTTTCTCGTTGAATCCGATAAATGTGGAACCATCGGGAAACTTGGATTTTTATTGGCTACAATCCGATAAAACTAATATTGAAGTTAAATTGGATACTTCACAACCGATTGACATTACAACTGAAACATTTTCATTAAACATGTACTACACGGGCTATCAAACATTTGTATTTTCAAATGGTTTTATGTCACTTGCTTACTAAATAGAGTATCTCGGTGATTGTTTATATAGTCAATAATATTATTCTTGATACACCATTTGATGAAATTCAACTGTGCCAAAGTTGTATGGATTTCATGAGATGTTCCCGGAACTGTGTATGCAAACTTCTGTGATCTACAAAATGGATCAAACAGTTGTTTACTGTAACCGTTAAGACTGGATTTATATGCACAATGAACAGTGAATAATTTACCATCACCAGTCTGATAAGCGGTGTGATTCTTCTTAGCATAGTTTGTGATAAACCATTCCAAGTTGCGGAGGCTGATACCACTTGACTTGTCTAAAATTTTTAATAGTATAGTTTTATTCTTCTCTTCATCGTAAAATTTGTTTATTGCTGTTAGTAGAATATCGTTTTTGTTCATTGTTATATTAAACCCCCAAATCTATAAGCCCGTT